CTATTTTAGTGCAACTATCAAAGATACAATCACTCCTATTGCTATTGCAGTGATTGCTTCTACAGTCCACTTCAATACCTTCTTTTTCTTTTCTTTCTTTGCGATGGCAACATATCCACCATCGCAAAGAAAAGAATCTCCCATATCTGTTATGTCGCAATCTACACCGTCTTTTGTTCGGGACACTATAACAAGTCCGTCCCGTTCAAAGTCAGCTATCATAGTGGCATGACTTCCGGCATTGTAATCAAACGAATTATTTCTAATGTCGTTCAATAGTTTATCTTTGTTCTTACTCTTATTCATCAAATTTCAATCGAATATATTTTATAATATTTATCTTTTCAATCGAAATATATTTAATTCATTCAAAAAACATGAGAAACAATTCATTGTGGGCTGGACTACACCGCTATAAACGTAATCTCCTTTTCCCTTTCTTTGCACTTATTTTCGCTTTGCCTAATTTAATAGGTTGTACACAGGTACTTCCAATTGAAGAAGGGAAACAAGAAATAAACGGTTCTGTTAAGGACTGGCATAACTCCGATAGCACTTATACTACAAAACCGGATAGTGTGCGAGATATGACACATGCCGATAGTATTCGGTTTGGACTGATTTAAAGAAATACACGAAATGGGAGCGCTACAAACGCTCCATTTTGTTTTTGTCCTACTACAGCCATCTTGCAATCCTTACTACTCCTATCACTAAAGCCCAATCGTATATTTCATTAATTGGAATATCGTACGGTTCATAACCATCATCTGTATTATATGAAACGCACGAAACGCATCCATTTTCTTTGGATTTTTGTATTTTCTTTATAACAACACCATCGGATGTTGCTAACGCATAAACTTCACCCCATTGAATAGGTAGAGTTCCCTTTACTATTTTACATCCTACTATGTCTCTATTGTTTATACTACGTTCTGGAACAGTTCTGTTTATCATGCTTCTACCTTTTGCGCGTATAGTGAAATCGCAACCATCTAAATCGGGTATAACGTAATGCTCACACTGCTCTTTCATTATTGCAGAACTAAATCCGCTTGGTAAACCGCATTCGGCTGATATTATATCTATGTGAGGTACAGCCTTGTTGCTTAGTTCTTCGTAATGTGGTATATATTTCTCTCTATTGTTTTCTTTGTTTAATTGGATAGCTATCTCCATTTGTTTATCGTTACTTATCCCTAATAACCAATCAGCGGATATTTTAAAATATCCAATAATGGATAATATTGTATTGAGTGGCATAGTTGTATCGCCCTTTATTTGCCTGCTTAGGGTATTTTGTGGAATGCCGATTTCTTTAGCTAATTTGGTTACTGAAATGCCACTTTCGGAAATTAGCTCCTTAATTCGTTGTAATACAATATTTTCCATAATCATACTATTTGGATTAATTCTAAATATCCATATTTGGATTGAATATTATCCATATTTAGTTTTAATATCCAAATATGGATAGTATCTTTGTCGCATCAAAGTTAATCAATCAATCAAGAATAACAAACTAAAAATATAGAAATATGAAAGCAACAGACATTAAAGTTAAGAATTTCACTGGTTCAAGTTACGGCATCTTTGAAGATGGCAAGTTTATAACCTCAAATGATGGTTGGGATAAAATGATAGACCAAGCTACTATAATAGCTAATGAGGGCGTAAGCAAAGTTACCATCTCAACTTTGGATTTTGCCGGAACGGATGAAGAGCCAACAATCAAAGAGGGTACAGTAATAATGAAGTTTTATAAGATAGACGATACTGTTTATATCACCAATCAATTATAAGTTTAACCAGCAGGGCGAAAGCCCTGCACAATGCAATAATATATGGAAACGGTTTTTGTAGTAATAAGAATGTTGAGTAATGATGGTACAGAGAATCACGGTATTTTCTCTTCCTATAAATTGGCAGAAGAGTTTATTAATGAAGCAAAAGAGTATGAAACGGACGAACTTCAAATTGTAGAGGTTGAACTTAATCAAGAGGTACTATTTTAATCCGGTAGCCTTCGGGCTACCACAATACATAAACAATGGAAAAACAGACAGTAATAAAATCTACCCTTACGAAAATGCCGATAGGCGGCTCTATTCACTTCCCACTGAACAAAAGAGGCTCTATCCGCACAACTGCATCTAACTTGAAATTGGACGGGTATCTGTTCAAAACAAAGATGCAGATAAAAGAAAACTTGATTATTGTAACCCGTAAAAAATGAAACTATGTCAATGGAATTTGATAGATACCACACTGTTCTAAGAGCAGCCCAAAATGTAACGTTCAGCAAGAATACAGCCGCTAAACTGGTAGGCGGTCAGAGACGGCTTGAAAACCTTGTTGCAGAGGATAGAATTAGAGCGATAAAGACTACCGACAAACAAAATGGTAGATGGGAATGTAACGGGTCTGATGTTATTCGATACACAATAGACCCAATTTTGAAGCACTAAAATTGATAACTATGTTAACACTAAAGCAAAGTCCTATAGCATTGATAGGCATCTTTTTTACTTGTTCACTGGCAGACGGTGAACCCGATACGGGAAAACTTATAATAGCGCTCATTGTGCTTGTATTGACAATTTTATATGTGCTTACCTGCACATATATAAACCAAAAGAAATATGAACGGGAAAAGCAAATGTAATGGGCATTGTAAGAGTTGTCTTTATCTTGGAGCGTGTCCATCTGATATTGTTCATTGCGATGTGTGCAAGTGCGAGATAGAACCGGGCGAAGAGATTGAGATAGAAACGGAAATAGTGGAGCATGGACGGCATTATAAGAAAACAGTTCTCGTATGTCGCGAATGCTACGAACAGTTTTATTTATCAGACAATTCAGAAGATTTAATTTTTTAAATAAACTAATATGGAACATCTAACACATTGGAAAAATCAATTCAACTATGACTATTTGGGTGCATACTCTTTGTCCGATGGAAAGGACATCGTACTAACCATCAAAGAGACAAAAAAGGAAATGGTTACCGGGGCGAACGGTCAGAAAAGCGAGTGTTTTGTAGCCTATTTCCATGAGAATGTAAAGCCTATGATATTGAATAAAACCAATTGCAAGGCTATTGAAAAGATGTACAAGACACCGAACATTGAAGAATGGGTAGATAAGCAGATACAGATAGGCGTAGCCCGTATTAATGCGTTCGGAGAGACAACGGACTGTTTGCGTGTCCGTGCGTTCATCCCTAACCCCGTAGATGCAGATACGCGTGTTCCGGTTACAATCGGTTCGTTTGTGTGGCAGAACATCATAGACGGGCTTAAAGGCGGCTATACAGTTGCGCAGGTAGAGAAAAAATACAAACTCACGAAAGGACAAATTAAAGAATTGCAGAAATATGAAATCAGTAGTAACTAAATCACCCGAACAAAAAGAATACGAGTGGAAAGCCAAACGGCACGGGAAAATAACGGCATCCACTTTGCCCGATTTGATGAAAACAGGAAAGGGCACGCCATACGGAAAAGCATTCTTTGATGCGCTATACTTGGTACGATATGAGCGTAGAACCGGAGTGACACGCGAGAACGGCAATAACAAGAATTTTGATTGGGGGCACGATAACGAACCGTTAGCGGTTGAATGGGTACGCACGCAGTCAATGTATGAGGTAAAATCATGCACAACCGACTTTGAGAGTATTATATTTAATGAACCGTTTGCCGGATTTGGCGATAGCCCCGATTTTTATGTGTATGGCTCTGATGGCAAAATAAGGGCACTTGGTGAAATAAAATGCCCCATAAGTCAAGGTAAGATAGAGACATTGCAGTTTCTCAATGAGATAACCGACAAGGATGAATATTACTGGCAGTTTTTAGGTCACTTTGTTGGTATTCCGTCCGTAGATACGTTGTACTATGTCGTTTATGATGGCTATACCAATACCGGACGAATTGTTGCCATGTACCGGAAAGAACATGTAGATAATATCCGTAAATTGACCGAACGTATTAGATTCGCTAACGAGCTTGTTGAATGTTCCTTGAAAACTGGATTTGATTTACCTGCATGTATTGAACTGGCTACAGCCATTTGTCCGCTTCGCTTCCAAATAGAAGAACTAAAGCCGAACACAAAGGGGAATGTTCCGGTACAAAATCAAATTCGTAAGTTAAAGAAGGAAATAAACAAACTTATAGCAGAGGAAAAGGCTTATTCACAACACACTATTAATTAACAATTAACACGCATAATTATGTATCACAATTGGTTTGAAAGCAAAGTCCGTTATGAAAAAACAATGGAAAACGGCAAAGTTAAAAAAGTAGCTGAACCCTATTTAGTGGATGCGCTTTCTTTTACAGAGGCAGAAGCACGTACAATAGAAGAAGTTACCCCATTTATTTCGGGAGAGTTTACCATCATGGCAATGAAGCGTGCCGCCTATTCCGAAACATTTCTTTTTGATAACGGAGACCGATTCTTTAAATGCCGCTTAGCGTTCATTACACTGGATGAAAAGAGCGGAGCTGAACGCAAAACAAAATCTACCATGTTGGTGCAGGCGAATGATTTGCAGCAGGCAAAGGACAGACTGGTAGAGCAAATGAAAGGCACGATGGCAGACTACACAATAGAGAAGGTTGAGGAAACCGATATAGTGGATGTTTACCCGTATGCGACTAAAGAGGTATCCGGCAAATAAACACGAAAGTGGGGGTGCTCATTTCGTTCACTCCCACTTTCTAAAAACTACGAAGATGGCAAAATATAATAATATAAAATATGGTGGATGTGATAGTATACGGGAATACAGACGGCTTAAAGAGCTGGAACTTATGCAAAAGAAAGGGCTTATATCCGGCCTGCAAAAGCAAGTTCCCTTTGAATTGATACCGTCACAACGTGAAAACCCCAATAACCCGAAAAGCAAGGTTTTAGAGCGTTCTGTAAAGTATATAGCAGACTTCCAATACCTACGGGAAAAGGATGGCGTTTTAGTCGTTGAGGATGCTAAGGGTATGAGAACAAAGGAATATATAATCAAACGAAAATTGATGCTTCATGTACATGGCATTAGAATAACGGAGGTATAAAAATGACAAAGAGACATCTTCAATCTGTAAAATGTACTAACTGCATTCATGCAGGTGTGCCAAAGGGATTACCTGCTGTTATCCGGTGTTTGTTACATGAAAGGATGTATGTGGCTAATGCAATACGGAAATGTGATTTATATGCTGTTAAGAAATGAGGGATAGCTTTGTATTTTACAGAAGCTTCTACGATGCAATAAAAGATTTGCCGAGGGATGTTCAGGGCGAGATTTACACGGCTATAATGGAGTATAGCCTATATGGTAAGGAAACTGAAAATCTAAAGCCAATCGCACGTAGCGTTTTTACGTTGATGAAGCCCCAAATAGATGTGAACAACAAAAGGTTTGAAAATGGTAAAAAAGGAGGCAGACCCAAAAGCGGAAACGAACCGGATGGAAACCAAGAAGAAACCAAAGAAAAACCAAAGAAAAACCAAGTAATAACCAAAGTGAAACCAAAAGCAAACCTAATGTAAATGATAATGTAAATGCTAATGAGAATAAAGATAATACTCCTAACGGAGTATCAAAGAAAGACGCGGCTAAAGCCGCTACGCTCAAACGAAAAGATGAGTTTGGTAAAACATTAGTTCCATACATGGAGAAATACGGCAAGGAAATGATAAGAGCCTTTTTCGATTATTGGGGTGAACTAAACAAGTCAGAGACTAAGATGCGGTATGAAATGCAAAAAACGTGGGAGGTCAATCTCCGGCTTGCTACATGGGCGAAGAATGAAAAGCCACAATACAACAAAGCTGATACTGGCGTAGTGTTGCATGATAATTCGCAATCTAAATACGATGAAAAACTATGGTAGATTTTAAAAATGCACTTTCTAATTTGGCTGATGTCGGGTTTAATCCCATACCGAATACGGTCGCCATTTGCATCCCGGATGTAAAGCCTATTCTATGGAAAGGTATTCAGTTCTTTGCTGGCGATTCAGCTTCGTGGCAACCCGAATATAATGACGTTGCCTCATGGCTCACTGACAACAAGGGGCGCGGCTTGCTTTGTCTTGGTAATTGCGGACGGGGGAAAACGCTAATATGCGGTAAGATTATCCCGGTTTTATTGAATCACTATTGCCATAAGATTGTATCGTGCTACGATGCGCAACAATTGAATGCAAATTTAGACATTGTAAAGCAAAAACATATCATTTATATAGATGATATTGGTACAGAGTTTTTAAGCGTGAAATACGGAGAAAAAAGGCTGTCTTTTGCCGAACTTGTAGATGAAGCGGAAAAGAAAGGGAAATTGCTTATTGTAACTACGAATTTGTCGCTATCTGAATTACAACAAAAATACGGAGAAAGGACATTAGACCGATTACGGGCTATAACTACTCCGGTTGTGTTCAAGGGGGACAGTTTAAGAAAGTAAAAAGATGAAACGAAAGAAAAAGAATACGTTAATGTATGGCAAGATAGTGGCACGCATTGATTTAGAAAGTTTTAAACGGCTTTCGGAGATACGCGATAAGTACGGGTTTAGCTCCAATTATGAGATAATACAGTATCTCGTAGCCTGCTTTCTTCGTGTTGCAGACCCCGAACATGCCGCAGAGATTGAACCCGTGCCGGATGAAATTCAAGATATGTTTGCAGACTACTCACAAGCAGAAAGACATTTCGAGTTCGTTAAGCCGAAACGAAAGATGCCTCAATATAAGTTAGATGAAATTCAAGGACAGTTCAGACTATGGCAAGATTAGACAAGTTATTTAATGCAAACTATTTGCATGATGTTCCTGCTGCAATGCAGGTAGTGAATGAAAAGAATCGCGCCTACGTTGATAGGTTCGTTTCGGAGAACTATAACAAATTAAGCAGCCAGTTTAAGAGCGTTGCTGGTATTATTAATTCCAGTTGCTACGGCTCGCTTGACAAGTTGAACGAAACAATATTGGCATTGTACACCGATGTTAATCTTTGTTTTGCCAGTTGGGAAGACGCTAACGCTTATATGCAAAACAAGTTCACAGAGAAAGAAATGCGTGTTCCGACAAAGAAAACAATCAAAAGTGGAGAGTTGCCGGATGAAGAAAGTATTAACGAAAACGATTTGAAAGATGAATAAAGTTTTGAAATGCAAGAAGTGCGGCAAAGAAATACAAGGCGGCTTTTATAATACGCCCATTGGCGCATATTGTTGCGGATGTTGGGAAAGAACCCCACAGCCAGTAAAGGATAGGGCTTTTCTTGAAGCTATGGAAAAGCTGGCTAATGACGGTAAAATAATCTATAACGCTTTTACAGAATGAAAGTAGGAGAATATGAATACAGACCGCACGGCAGGGACTTTAGAATATATCGCTGTGATTATTCAGACGGAAGAATAACAATTGCCAACCCGGTGTATAACGAGCCATTCTACAGAGATAGAGAGGCGGCACGGAAAAGAGTATATGAGTTGAATGGATGGAAGTATAACCCTAAAAAATAATTGATTATGTATTTGATAAATAGAATTGTATGTATGTCGAATAGCATACGGTCTGCATATAATGTTGAATTGCAGACCGAAGATATAGAGTCTACTCGTAAGGAACTGGCTAATCTGTATCAGTGTGATAGAATTTGTTTTGAGTATGAAACGATTAAAGAAGTTATAAAATGAGACTAAGACAAGCTAAGAAAATTATGAATAACGTCAGACTTTATCGAGGTATGATTTGGGTTTATGGTAGTGGTAGAGTTGATAAGGCTAATAATCGCATGTGCCGATATTATTCAGCGAAAGATGAGCGATTTAAAACAATCGTACAGTTATCTAACAGAAATCCATTAATAGCCCTTAAACTTCTAAGAGGAAAGGTTTAGCAAATAACGGTCATTGAGTGTCTGAAAGTGTTTATGTCTGATTTTAGATATGAGCTATGTGTATAGCATCACATAGCTCATAGAATCATAGAACATTTTACAAATCTTTTAGTTCAAATTCATCTTCTGACACACCGAAATACGCAGCAGCTTCCTTTATGCTATATTCTTGTAAATCCGTAACTCTCGCAAGAACAGCATCACTGGAAATAGAGCCATTCTTATATTTCTTTTGAACATAGCATGCAATATCGGGAAGCGCTGGTGCATTGATAAGACCTAAACTTTGGGTAGGAACATGAACTACTTTTCCTCTTAAATTGAAGAGGTTTAAATCGAAATACTTGTAATTTACAATTTTCATATTACTAAAATTTAAAAATTAATGCAATATTGCTATAATATGAATAACAAAAAGCATGCCAATATATAAAAACTAAAAACAATACGGAGATGAGCAAGATAAAGAAAACTATCCATGTGTATAGCGAAGGTAAATATATGGGAAACATAATGTATATCTATTGCATTCCTTCTTTTTCAGAGGAGGAGTTGGAAGATGAGATATTAAGGTATTTCCCTAATCTTAAAGGGAAACGTTGGAATTTAAAATTTAGTTAATAACCAAAAAAGAACAAAATGAAGATAGATACCGAAGTCTATGTGGGGGATAACGTATGTTATCTTAGTGGAGATAGTATCTGCTATTCAACCATCAGTAAAATAAGTATTGAAATATCTTATGCAGATAGGAGCTTTTCAATGGCTTATAAGTTAGCTGATGGCTTAAGCGTACCGAGAAACAATTATCCCGAATGGGATAAAAGACTTTTCAAAAACAAAGAAAATTTGATAGAATATTTATTAAACTCATAACTGAATAGAAATGAAGAAAAATAAAGGATTGTATGTTAGTGTAGAAATACTTCTAAAGTATGGCATCGTAAAGTCTTATATCATTGCTTTCCTGCTTGATAAAGGCGGCTATACGTCTAACGTTGATTGCTTCGCAAGGGAGTTAAGTAATGTCGCTTGCTTCGGTCATGCAAGCCAAGCTATTAGAGATTTGATAAAGATGGGTGTTGTTGAACGTACTGTGTACGATGGCAGAACGTCACGCTTTAGCATAAACAGAAAAACATTATGAGCCGTAACCCGATATACATTAGGCTGATTAATTCGGCACGATGGAAAAAACTTCGTAACGAAAAACTGAAAGATAGTCCGGTTTGCGAGGAATGTGCAAAGAATGGTATCAGTACGCTTGCAAGCGAGATACATCATGTTAGACCCGTTGAAAGCGTTGCAGGTGTGGCAGCAATGGAACGGCTGATGTTTGACCGGATGAACTTGCAGAGTTTGTGCCATGCGTGCCATGCCGAGATACATAAGAGGGCATTTAGTCATTCGAAGGAGAGTGTGCAGGAGAATAATAGGAGGGCGACGGAACGGTTTGCTGATAAGTTTTTTTAG